GCGAGTTACAATCGAGTTCCTGAGCTGCAATAGTGCGGGCCGCTGAAAAACGTTGCGGATAATAATAGGGCAAATCAACTTCAATAGTGTTATTGACGCCCAAGTTGGTTGCTGCTGTTCCCGCACCGGAAGTAGCTGCAAATCTGGATGATAAATACTTTTGTACTACCAGCCTATTCTCAGTCAAAGACAGAAACGAGAAATTACTAACTCCGTTACCGGAACCAGTGTACCCATCCCTGATGACCAAGGGTGTCTGCCGGGTGCTCGGGGCGCTGAAGAAAAATTTCTTTCTCAACGATCCTCGCCAACCAGCATAAGATGGAGTAAACCATGAAGCCCAAGATGTGGGTCCTACGGTCAACTTAGTCGATCCATCAGCGGCGGTATCGATACCTTGTAAGTCGTAACCCGTGTAATAAGGGAGATTCTTGTTCCGCAAAGTATTAATGCGTACTTGATCAGCTCCTGCGTCACCTGGGTACCACGTACGTGTGTAGGCATACCTCTTACATAACTCTCTAATCGAGCATGAAGGGTCGCCATAATACACTAGGTACGTCGCATCATCCTGGGAAGATTTGGAGCCCATTGGCTGCAATTCCCCAGAAGATGTGGGTTTATCGGATTCCGTCGTGGTGCCCGTCTCGGTGTTAGGATTACCGGACTGCGACACCAGAGGTGGTGGAAATAGATGATAATTAGCAAGAGCCCCGTTAGTAGGGGCCGCGAACTTAAAGTCATCACAAGCAGATACGAAGACATTAACAGTGATTGGTGCATCAGGACCCGGTGATACCAGATCATTGAGTACAACCAACTCAAGAATGCCATTAGCCTCCGTACTGTTTTTAAGCAGCCTAGCCACTGAAGAGAAATTGGACCCCGAATCATACGGAGTACCACACTTCTTCCAGGGTTCGGACTGCCCCCACCCGATAACAATCTCGAAATCATCGGTCTCAGCGATATCAATGACTCGGGAATAGTTCGTGTTGTAGCTAACAGAACTGGAAAAGGCGTTGGGATCCCAGCGCGCCAAAATGCGACCTTTGTGAAAGTCACTCTTGACGATTTGAAATCTAAATTTGATGGAGCCTTGCCATTGTTCAAAAGCTGTCGCCATATGGGCCAGAGGTGTCATGTGAATCTCGTCAAATGAATTATTGTCGAGTTGCATAGGCAACACTCTGGTGTTCCATAACAGGTCATCCGGTTGAGAACCGGGTACCCAGTCGAATTTTGTGAGATATGATTCACGTGTGACATAGTCAAGAATGCCCATTTCATCCTTACCACTCAAACCAGTGGTTCTAGAATCTACGGTCACCTCGGCTTTACTGTCGAGCGTGAGTTTCATACACGCATCCGCGGCGTCTATGTTGGCCAAATTACCCGTAGGCATTGGCTTATAGGGTTGAATGTCTGTAATTACATTTGGACGGGAATAACCGAACATCTGCGCGACATTTGAAACTGCGCCAGCCCCAATCTGGGTAGCAGTCATATATGGTCCAATTACCGGTAAGTTCGATAATGCACCAGCTGCCTTAGCAATTGCTGAAGCAGGTTTTGAGATAATCCCTTGACCATACTCATCACTTGACGAGAGAGCATTTTGGTTATCCTTTTCACTTCGCTTTTTGGGCACACGGCCACTTTGCGAAACTAGAGGGGGATCAGATGCTGTTGGTGTTGTGAGTACTATATCTTCTGCCCAGATATAAATAGTAATATTCACTGGGTCATTACCCTCATTGGCATGTAACAAATTGTCGAAACTAGAGATTGTGATTTCTCCCATGTCTGTCCAATCGCCATTAGTAATACTCAAATAATTTTTGTCCCAAAAGAAGGGCAAGGACATCTCTCCACCAGTGTTCTTGGTAGGGTTGATGAAGAAATGCGGCTTTTGTGATGCGCCAATCAAGTCTTGACTGATGAAGTTGCGTTCAACAGTGACCTGATCACCTTTGATGTAGGGGTTGTAAGATACTAATGCCCTCCCATAATGGAACTTAGTTCCTGAGATGACCATCTTAACATTTAACTTCATTCGCAATAACTCGTAATTTTTGATCTTGTCGGATACAAAAGGGTCTTCGCAGAACTTGGCCCACGGGTTAAACTTATAAAAGAATGGTTGCCCTACCAACCATGATTGTGTTGACTCACGAATCGGACGTTGTAGAAAATTGCCCAATTGATTGTCACTATTTGCTCCCAAATCCATAGTGGACTCATAAGACCCTTCGATCTCTGTGGCCCACCCAGCGTCTTGATCCGCAAAAGCGGTAATCTGCTGTGTAGACATAGGTGTCATCTCCATTTCATTGGTGCCAACAGGCGCCTCCGAATCAGTTACTACACCAGACTGGGATTGGTAGCATTTCCCTTCAAGTTCCCTAATACGCTTCAAAAGCTGGGTAACATGTTGGTACTTTCTCGATAATTTTTTCTGCAATTCAGAATTGCGGTTTTTGAGGATTACGACCTCGTCAAGCTCATCGAAAGACTCGACACGTGTCAGACCCGGATACTCCCGGATAGAGTGGGATTGATTAGTGGCCCCACCACTATTATGTACAGTTTGTTGAGTAATGTGTATTTACAAATACTACGTGAGTTACATCAATCTTCAACGTAGCAGTGCTATTTTTTCGGCTGACCAGGCTCATCCCTAAATAAGGATTATATATACAATGGTCTACGTGTGCACCTGTCCGTCTCAACTAGGTAATTCAGAACACTAGATAGTTACGCGTTATTATCACACACGCACCCCTATTTGGTTTATATGTACGACATGAGGGAACGTCGTGCTGAGATATTAGAAGCCTCCAAGCTGGGCAGGATGTTCAACCTATTGTTTAAGGTCGAACTTTTTGCGGTACCATGCCAACCTTTCATCATAGGTCGGAATAGGTTCCATGTAAAACTTGATGCCGCTTTCTTGAGCGACTTGTTCCAACTGTGCCACCTTTTTGGTGTACACATCACGACCACACTCAAAATACTTTAGCGCAACATTACTGATGGCTTCCGCACTTGATTGTTCCATTGATAGAACATCAGACTCTAAATGTGCATGCAACATTTTGGCAATAGATGTCTCCTCCACCGGTGACCTATATAACTTGAGTTCTTCATCCCACACTGCAAAGTGCTTTAGGAATGATGCATCCTTCAAATTGATAAAAGGTACCGATTTAGCTTCTTTCTCTGCCATCGTGTATACAATTCCAACTTTGTCATATTCTGCTGCAATAGCAGTATGATTAAAGTCGTCATATCCCTTCTTCACTGTCATGATATTGTCGTCTCCATAAGTCATCATAGAAACAACGTTGTTGAATTGTGGTACCCTCCACCAC